GCAAGGTAGTTTTCAAATCGCTCAATAAAAGGCTCGCACGTTGGCGTTCCTCTTAATTTGTATAAATTGTCCCACATTGTCCCGTGTTTCAACTTTTCAAACGCACGGTTTAAGATTGCTAACGTGGTATTCAAAACGTCGATTTCGTTGTCCGCGTTTTCAAAATTATTCGGTGCTTCCTCTTTGCGCTGGCTTACGTTGTCCATACATAAAAGCGTAACGTTTGCTGTTAGTACATTGTCATTAAATGTTATTTGATTAACCATAATGTGAACCAACGGAAAAATCGTTTGCTTTCCTAAATCCACCGCAAAGATATTGCCCTGCGTTACGGTATTCGTTAAAACGTCAACGTCAAAATGTTGCTTCAACTGGTTTATTAAACTATAATATCCGTTCATAATCTATTCTTTTTTATTTCGGCAATTTCTATTTCGTTTTTTTCCTGTTCAAATGTGAGATAGGTAAGACACTTAAATAATCCGTATTTAACGACTTCGTCAAATTTTGTAATGTCTCCTTTAGCAACTCCGTATATGCTTGAATACCAACCCCATTTTTTCCCAAACTGACTTCGTAGGCTGTAATCGTTTCCTCGTTCGTCATTTTCTGCATTTCCGTTTCCAAATAATTTAGGGTAGCGCTTAATAACTCGCTTCCTAAAGTCCAAAAAAAAACACTTGCCCCTATCGCCACGTCCATAGGCGCAAACTTCATTGCTTCGCAAAATTCATTTGCACCCGTGTACGGGAAAATTTCATATTTATCGTTTTTGCTCTTTGTAATTGGGCGATACATTACCGCCATTGCTTTGTGGAAGTCGTCCCAATTTGCGAGGTAATTATCCAAGTCCACGTATTCACCAAAGGTTATATTTTCTAAATCGGGAATAAAACCGAACTCCATTCCGCCAATCTTAAACCGCTCCTGAAATTTTGGCTTTTCTGCAAAGATTTTATTAAAGTGCAATATCAATTCGTTAATGCTCGTTAACTTCATTTTGGCTACCTCTTTTAATTCAATACCGCAAA